CCCTTTTCAACTTCTCCCTAATGAGAGTGCTCTTAACCTCTTTCTCTGATTTCTTGGCCTCAGAGTCGGAGGGTCCGAACACCTTTGGGAGGGGGAGCGTGGCTCCGACATCATGGCCGGTAGGCGGGTCCTTAACAGCACCGGGTTTACCCTTGCCCAAAACAGGACTGACCGCCACACTGACCACAGGCGGGGCCGGTGGCTCCCTCACAGGGGGGGGGCACTTAGCCACACTAAGTGGCTTCAAAGCCGGCTCAACTTGAATGGGGTCGGCTGCAAGCTCCTCGTCCTCGCCAAAGTCGTAAGACTTCGACGTTTCCAGCACGAGAGGCACAGCCCGAAAGAAATTTTCGATGTGTCTTGGTTTTGGAACGCTTTCATTCCAGCCTCCAACTAGGAGGACTTTGTCGTAGAAATAACAACCTTCGATGATCTCTTCAATCTGATTTACAAAACTGTTTGACCTATCGGAAAAACTGGCTCCGCTGACCGAAGCTATATAAACAGGCCTTCTCAACCAAGCCTCGACGGCCTCGGCCACCTCCTTTCTGGACGACCTAATCCCACTACAAGTGGTGGAATCTCCAACGACGAGCACTGACTCGCCTGGGTTGCTGATTTCTGCAATTGTCTCAGTAAGTAGGTGCACGATGCCCTCTTCACTAGGATGCGCACTCGGAATCTCGTACACAACCTCGGTTGAGTAGGACTTCAACAACGTGTCAATAAACACGTTCTTGGGCTCTTTCCAGAGGCTCTGGTGGACTCGCACATGGTACATCTTGTTGCACAACTTCTCCTTTAGGATCTCCAACTCCGTCTTCTTCTCAAGCACTGGTAGACCTGGCGGGTCAACCGGGGCCGCAGATTCTGCGACCGGTGACCTGGGGTCCACGTAGTCTTTGTTAGTATACGGAGGCTTGACCATCATGGGGTACTTCTTGTGGACCGCTCTCCAATCGGCAATTTGCTCGAGGGAAGGTAAGTCTTCAAAAGCCTTGTCAACCTCTGGCACCTTCTGCTCTTCAATCACTTCCTCCACTTGGACGGCTTCCGTCTCCGATGCGACCTCCTCGTCGGCCGCGGTGACTTCCTGCTCTACTGCAGGGTCTTCCTCGGCCTCCTCGGCAACCGGATCCTCAGCAACCGGTTCCAATGGCTGTTCCTCAACAACCAAAGGTTCCACTGCCGGGGTCTCTTCTTCGCACGGTACTACTTCAACCTGTGGCGCTTCGGGCTCCTTAGCCTTGTTCTCCTCGCGGGGCGTGACTTCCACCTGAACGCACTCTACGTTTGGGTCCGCTTTGGGCTCCATGACAAAATCGTATGTAACACCGTCCACTGTCTGTGGCAAAACGGCTCTGGGCCGAATCTCCTCTGGGAGTTCTTCCTCGACAAATGGACAATACTCATAAGGTCCCAAGTCAACACCGTCCAGTGGCTGTACTAGCACTGGCCCCCCGGCCAGCACGTTCCAAACAGACCTAGCATAAAGGTCTGGAAGCGCACCGGACTGGTGCTTGGTCTCTCGTGTTCTTTCACTGTAATCACCTCGACCTCGG